CGTATTTCATTGATTAATCAAACATCCTAACTTGTCTCAGTGCGTTTTTGGCTCTTTCGCAGCCAGCCTTGAAGTAGTCCTCGTCCAGTTCCATTCCGACCATCTCGAAGCCCAGATTGTTGCAGGCAATGACGCTAGACATTGAGCCGAGGTGAGTGTCCAGGATGCGGTGGTCGGGCTTGGCGTAGTTTGTTAAAAGCCATTCGTAGAGCTTTACGGGCTTTTGGGTGGGGTGGATGCGCGCCTCTTTATTTTTCATATCACCTTGAATCATGCCGTTCCATGTAAACTTAAATTTACGGACTGCTGTGTTAAACGACGTGTAGGCCAGCTCACAATCTGCAAAATCACCAGTATTTTCTTTGTCCCAAACAATCCAGCAAGGGCTTGGTTTTGCTATGCGGTCAATAAAGTGGTTCGCGCCCCAAACAATCTGGTTGCGGCTCACGCGCTGCAGCTCGTTAAAATACTCAACTGGCGGGGCATCAACATCGCCCCCAGCGAATGCTTTATAATCTTTTGCTACAGCCAACTTGCCTCGGGTGGCGCTCCTGTCGCCATTCTCACCAATACCATAGGGAGGATCAACAATCGCTAAATCAAACGCCTTGTCCGGCAAGGTTGCCATGTATTCCATACAATCTGCATTGTATAAAGTGGCTTTACCTATTACTGTAGGTATCATTCTTAATGCGTCTTTTCATTGAGTCTAATAGCTGGGAGTTTAGCTGCTTCTATCACATCGCCCAGGTATTGAATGGTGTCCAGCCTTGTCATACCTTGAATTACTGCTGGAAAGCTGCTGACTGGCACTCCATTGGAATCACATACAATCTCGTGCATTGCGTATCCTGCGTGTGTTCGCACCATGCGTATCATGCTAGAAATTTCAGCTTGTAGATGGTGCTGTCGATTAACTGTGCTATCTCATCTATTATGTTCTGTAGCTCTGAGTCTTGCGGTAGCTTCTTTCTTTCATATTCAACATACTTACTTAGACTTGTCAGATACTTTAGAGGTGGTGTAGGCAGTAGATAATACTTCTCATAATCGCTAATTATTCCGTAGCAACCTTGATACGCCTCTACGAATGAATCTACTAGATCTTCTACTTCCTCATAGTACATACCTAGCGCAACGTGTTCGCTATAGCTTTTGGTCTGGAAGTGCAGTATGTGAGCGTTAGTAATGCTGTGCAGTAGTGTTAGTACGAATTGTTGTGGTGAATGACTCATTTATCTCTCCTAGTTATTTGATTTTGTAACGATCTCGTGCATTGCGTAGCCGTTATGTGTTTTGACCATTCTAATCATGATCTGCTCTTGTGCTGATAGGCCCAGACTTGTCTAGGCCCAGCACCCTCATTGTCTATCTTGATTCGATCTACCGATCCCTGCCGATAGAGGTAGGCAACTGCCATGCTAATCTCCGCAGAGGTTAAGTCAAGTATTTTTTTGATTTGCGACAGGGTGATAAGCCCTTGAGTGTTTGAGATTAGTAGTCGAATACTCGAGACCGCCCTAGCCATGTATCACCACCGCAATAAGAGTAACCAAACCACCAACGGTAGCAACTACCACAACCTTGACCCACAAAAGGAAAGCCCTATCGTCATCTTGCCATGTAGACGACCTGTAGCCTCCTACAAGCCCTCGGGGAGCATTTAGGTAGGGTAGGTATCCATCGTGAGACTTATTGCGTTCTACGCCCTCTCTGAGCGTTCTAGGGCTAGTATCGTAGTTAGAGTTCATTAGAAGTCACCTCTGTTTAGCGGTTCTGCCTGTCCATGACGTGGATCGTCAAGCACCTCGTCCAAGCCCTGATTCTGTTCTTGCTCTCGGTTGTGGTATAAGGCTTCCTCATACTCCCTGACGATTGCCGTGTAGGAGTCCAGCAGATTCCTTTTGGTTTCATTGTCTGCTCTGGAAAAGCTAATGACCAACCTAGCTGCTCCAACTTGAAACGCTGTAATTTCGATAATATCCATTTTATGCTCCTAGCAAGATTGTGAGAGGTACGAAGTGAAGGCAATCGCCATCACCACGATAATAATTACGAGCCAAGGTGTCGGCTCGAAAGGTGGTCTTGCCCGCCTCGGGAAGAACTCGTCATATTTACTCATTTTGCATCTCCAGATTTGTGATCTCTCAGTCCCAGTGACCTCGATAAATAAGATAGTAAACCATTCCTAATATATGTCAAGTTTTTTATCGTACTAAGATTTCGCACATCGAGCGTACCGCTGTACCCCCTCTAAAGAGGGGGGTACGGTACGGTACACTATTCTCGTTTTTGTACCAAAACGTACCGGTACGCCTCGGTACAGTACGGTACAGTGGTACACTACCTTGAATTCTTGTTTATCATCAGTAAGTTACCCCAAACCATATCATTGACCACCCACCCATTATCGTGGTCAACGATGGTTTCACCCAGTCTGAGCGACCCAATTAGCTGATCCTCACTCCCCGGCCTCAATTTTCTCGAAATTAGCGTTTCCGACACCCCATCGGCCTGCAATTTTTCGACCAAACCAGACCTACTTAGGTACGGTTTTTCGTTCCTAACTTCTGCCCCGGCACTCCACCATGCGTTCTCAAAAACCTTCATATTGACCGATAATTTCGAGTCCTTTTTGACCTCTTTTGGGGCATCAATTTGATTTACAACTGCCGCCATCGAAGGCTCACCGTCCTCATTTTCCCACCCCGGAACAGCAAATCTCTCAAGCTCCACCCACACAGAATCGGTCAATTCTGAGTCCTTGCTCTTCCTCTGAATGATCTCGATTGGGCCTCCGCGCTGCTTGCTTGGGACGACACTGATCTCAATATCTAACGCCCCACGCCACGCTGACGAACCCCGCGCTCTGTGCTGTGTCTCCTCAGATACGCCAGTATGATGCACCAGAAGCACCGTACATCTGTACTTAGACATCAGAACAGAGCAGGCATCCAGCATACCTTTGGTATCAACCGAGCTGTTCTCATCCCCAAGCAAGAACCGATGCAGGGTATCTACCACGATAATAGTAGGCTTCTGATTCAAGCTATTAATGTTATCCACAACACGTTGCAAGCCTTCTTTTGTATTCAGATCGCAGCCATCACGGGAGATGTGCATCCTGAGACGCGGAACATTATGGTAATGCTTCCACCCAGCAACCCGGGACTTGATCCCCTTGTGACCTTCACCCGCCAGATAGATGACATTACCACCCGGCTTAATCTTGTGCTGCTCCCCGCACCAGTTGGGCAAGTCTGCCGCCATCCTGAGAATCCAATCCAGAACAACGAACGTCTTACCGCCGGCTGACGGGCCATGCACCATAATCAAGGCTTCTTCTTGAATCCACTTCTTGACTAACCAAGTAATCGGCTCTGGCTTGGAGCAGAACTCGTCTGCCTGCACGAGCCAATCGAGTTTTGGGGGCATGAGCAGGATTGACAGGTCGCGCCCTGCCGCCACATAATCATTGGCATCCCCTCTCTCGGGAGGAGTGACTGTGCGCGTCTTATGAATAGCCGATGCTTGATCGGCATAGGATTGCCCAACGCCGGACTCATCATTATCTGCAACAACTACAATATCCTGCTCCATTCCATGCCGACCGCGTAAGATTCCAGCAACCTTGACAAGATTCGATGCAGAATACGCCGCCACGCATGGGCGACCGGTTTGCTCATGTATTGTTGCCGCTGTAGCAAATCCCTCGGCGATATACAGCGTCCCCGGCTCATCGAATGAGCCTACCATCCAGAACTTTCCGTTGGTGGCCCCGCCGATGTGGTACTTCTTGTCGCCATCAGAATCTATATACTGCAAGGAACATAAGATGGAATTCTCATCATACAGCGGCAGAACAAGCCTACCATCACCAGTAACCCGCGCCCCATGCGCGTCAATGTCCTTGCGCTTGAGATACGGATGCTCGGTCGTTGCAAAAGTGCATCCAGACCAGATCGTATCGACCACGTTGGCAGCGACCTCTTGCTTCTTCTCTGTCTCTGCATCCCGCAGTGATCGGGCCTCCACCAGACGATTGGTGTGCGACATCTCCTCGAATGGGGATAACGTCCTGCCAATGTCGGCCCGGAATGACATCTCCACACCCGACCGCCAGTCGCCGAACCGACCTGCCGGTATCCCATCACCAAAGCATACATACCAGCCCGACTTATCGCCGTGACCACTACCACCCTTTGTTCCTGATGGGAAACGATGCAGGCGACCATCGAGCCTAATATCCGCTGGAGGCTCTAGCCCAGCAGACCTGATGGCGTTAAATAACTGTATCTCTGGTGGGTCAATTTGCTTTGGACTAGATGGCGACCAATCACCCAGAATTTTAGTTAGATCAGCCATGAGCGACTCTCAAAGTAGTCGCTAAGTAGCTTGATGGTCGCATACGATGGCCTAGAGTCTGGCTTAGAGAATCGGTAAAGAGTGCTGGCGTGTATGCCTGCATCCTGAGCAACGCGCCTTAAATTTGAGTTAGTTAGTCGGACTTTAATATCTTCTGCGGTTAACATTGTTAGCACCCTCGTAAATTATTTATCGGTAACGCTTGCAATATAATCCATTCTGGAATATTATGCAAATACACATCGACCGGAATTTTTCCAAAAAGATGTGCTTAAACTTAGGAGATTCAAATGTCAATTCAATTAAAAGGCACGGGAAGTATATCCGCCGCCGGAGTAAAGATGTTGGTTTATGGTCAAGCCGGTGCAGGCAAGACAACATTAATTAAGACCTTGCCACATCCTGTTATTTTAAGTGCAGAGGGTGGGTTGCTGTCTTTACAAGATGCAGACCTTCCGTACATTGAAATACGCAACGTGAATGACTTGGAAGAGGCTTATAAATGGGTTGTATCTGATGCTGCCAATGGATTTGAGTCTGTTGCACTGGATTCTATCAGTGAGATAGCTGAAGTAATCCTGTCATCAGAGAAGAAAAACAATAAAGACCCTCGTGCTGCGTATGGCGCTATGCAGGACAAGATGAGCGAGATTATCCGGGCATTTAGGGACATTACCAACAAGCACGTCTACTTTACCGCCAAGTGCGAAAAGGCTCAAGATGAAACCGGGAAGATTCTGTACTCACCAAGTATGCCCGGCAACAAAACTGGTCAGGCACTCCCCTACTTTTTCGATCTAGTAATGGCACTTAGGGTTGAGAAGGGCGAGGACGGAATTAGTCAGAGGGCGTTGCTGTGTGATTCCGATGGTTCTTGGCTGGCAAAAGACCGTTCATCAAAACTATCTACATGGGAAGCGCCCGATCTTGGTTCAATTATTTCCAAGATTGGTGGCTCAAAATGAGTGCTGACATCGAGTATCTAGTCCGTTTGTGGGAGTCTAGCAAATTGGCAGAAGCCGATGCTATGCAAAAGCGTAGGCGTTTCGAGGATTTAATTGTAGAAGCCCTTGAGATTCCAGAGTCTCTCGATGGGACTGAGAATTTCGATGTCGGGAACTACAAGCTCAAGATCGTGGGTCGTCTTAATCGTAAGGTGAATTCCGAGAAGTTAGTCGAGTTAGCGGAAGAGAATGGCCTTACCGACCATCTTCAAAGCCTTTTTAGATGGAAGCCTGAGATTAATGTAACTGCATGGAAGTCAGCAAGTGAAGAAATCACTCGTCCACTTTTGGGCGCAGTGACAACCGAGCCGGGTCGCCCCAGCTTTTCAATTCAAATTAAGGAGTAATAAAAATGGCCTCATTAGGTGAAACTTTTGATCTAAGCAAGATGTCGCAGCCCTCTAACTCTTTTGATCCACTTCCAGTGGGTTGGTACGATGCAACAATAACCGGTTCCGAGGTAAAGGCTACCAAGTCTGGAACTGGTCAATACATTGCTGTTCGTTTTGACATTACTGGCCCGACCCATCAGGGCCGCGTTGTGTTCACAAATGTCAATATTCGCAATGCAAATCCAACTGCTGAAAAGATAGGACGTGAGCAATTCGCCTCTATTATGCTTGCCGGGGGCATTAGTTCGGCAACTGACTCAGATCAATTGATAGGTGCAAGTATGAAAATTGATCTAGGGATAGAGCGCAGCGAAGAGTATGGAGATAAGAATAAGATTAAATCTTACAAGGCGCTAGGTGGCGCAATGCCTTCAGCATTAAAGACTTCTGCGCCGAAATCAGCCAATGGCCCAAGTTGGGCAACTAAGTAATAGGAGTCCCCTCCCGAAAAGGGGGGGGTAATTATATGAAAATTCCAGAACCGATTAATTCATTATCTGCATTGATAGACCGCGCCCATGAGGATCGGCAAGAGCCGCCACGCCCACATATGGGTGCGTCAACGCTAGGACATCCGTGTGATAGATGGCTGTGGCTATCATTTCGGTGGGCGGTAGTAGAGAAGTTTAATGGCAGATTATTGCGCCTTTTCCGGCGAGGGCAGAATGAGGAGGCTCAAATCGTTAGCGACCTCCGGTCTATTGGTATCAATATAGTGTCAACTGGTGGCTCTCAGAGCCGCGTAGACTTTGGCTCTCATGTATCTGGTAGCCTAGACGGAGTGATTACACATGGAGTGCCTGAAGCCCCAGCAAAGAAGCATATAGCCGAGTTCAAGACCCACTCCAAGAAGTCCTTTGATGACTTGGTAAAGTCTGGTGTCGAGGCCAGTAAACCCATGCACTATATCCAGATGCAGGTCTACATGATGGGCAAGAAGATTGACCGGGCGCTGTACGTTGGGGTCTGCAAGGACGATGACCGCATCTATACAGAACGTATTAGATATGTAAAGGAAGTGGCGGAAAAGTATATAGCTCGTGGGAAAAGAATTACGATGCTGGATCGTATGCCAGAGCCATGTTCTGGAGCTGCACCAGACTGGTATCAATGCAAGTGGTGTCCAGCTCATTCATTCTGCCACGACACCAAGCTCACCAAAGAGGTGAACTGCCGTACCTGCGCCCACTCTACGGCTACGCCAGACTCTAAATGGACGTGCGCCAGATACGACAATCTTGAGCTGGCGGTAGAGAATCAACGCACTGGCTGCAATGCTCATGTATTGCACCCAGATTTAGTCCCTTGGAAGAGGGGCGACAGCGAGAGCCTGCATGAGGCGGTATATATCATTGACGGAAAGCCCGTGAAGAATGGTGCTGCTGATTGCAACTGCTTCTCAAGCAAAGAGATGGTGGCAAACCCAAACGCCTGCGCCAATCCCACCAAGGACATTATTGATACGCGAATGATATTTGACGCGAGGATTGTAGGATGAGTGAGGTAACTCTACGGGACTACCAGCAGCGAGTTCTGGACGATCTGGACAACTGGTTTAGGACTAGCAAGCTCAAGCACCCATGCCTAGTCCTGCCCACCGGCTCGGGCAAGAGCCACATCATCGCCGCTTTCTGCAAGGCTGCAATACAGAGCTGGCCCGATACTAAAATCCTGATGCTGACGCACGTCAAGGAGCTTATCGAGCAGAATGCCGCCAGAATGCTTGAGCATTGGCCTGATGCCCCGATGGGGATATATTCATCAGGCATGGGATTGCGGCAGCTTGGACAGCCTATTACTTTTGCTGGTATCCAATCGGTTAGAAAGCGCGGGCGTGAGATTGGTCATATAGACCTTATCATTATTGATGAGTGCCACCTAGTTGGTCATGGCGCTGAGGGCGGGTATCGGACGCTGATAGATGTTCTGACCTCAATCAATCCAAATCTGAGGGTCGTAGGATTGACCGCTACCCCCTACCGTCTAGGGCATGGTGTCATCACCGACAAGCCCGCCATATTCGATGAGCTACTCCAATCTATTGACATCCCGGAGCTAGTCCATAAAGAGTTCTTGGCAAAATTAAGGTCTAAAAAGACAGAGGCAGAACTTGATACGTCCTCAGTCCACAAGCGCGGTGGGGAATTTATTGAGAGTGAGCTACAGGCTGCGGTTGATACGGCAGATCAAAATCAGCGTGTTGTGGATGAGGTTATACGATTAGCTGGGGATAGAAGGTCTTGGTTATTCTTTTGCTCTGGCATAAAGCACTCAGAGAATGTTGCCGCAGAATTGAACCGGCGCGGGATCGTGACAGAGATGGTCACTGGAGATACGCCAAAACGGGAGCGCACCAGAATTTTGACAGAGTTTCGTAGTGGGGTAATAAAAGCCGTTACGAACGCCAATGTACTCACCACTGGATTTGACCACCCGGATCTGGATTTGATAGTCCTGCTGCGCCCAACCATGAGCGTGGGCCTTTATATCCAGATGGCTGGGCGAGGAATGCGACCCAAGCTCCATACAGATCATTGCTTAGTGCTGGATTTTGCAGGCAATATTCACCGGCATGGCCCTATTACCAATGTCGAGCCGCCTAAAAAGGGTGGGGATGGTGATGGGGAAGCACCAGTAAAGGTTTGTGATAACTGCCAAGAGATTGTGCATATATCAGTAATGGTATGCCCTGCCTGCGGCACACCGTTCCCGGTAAAGGCTAGGCCAAAGTTGAAGCTCGGTAATGATGACATTATGGGCATAGACGGTATTGATATGGGGGTCGAGTCGTGGAAGTGGAGTCCTCATGTCAGCCAGCAATCTGGGAAGCATATGCTACTTGTAAGATATTACGGGCATAAGCTATCGGATAAGGTTGTGAGCGAATACTTTTGCATTAAACATGAGGGATTTGCCGGTACTAAAGCTGTGGCGACATTGTTTATGATGGCGCAGCGATCTAGGCAATGCAAGGTTATGTCTGCCGCAGAGTTTAATATTTTGAATGATATGGGAAGGAACTCTATATTTTTGAACACATTAAAAGCCCCTAAAAACATAAAGTACAAGTTGGATGGAAAGTTTTTTAGGGTTACACAAAGGAGCTGGGAATGAAGACAGAGCATGAGGAACAGAGGGAGTTGGTGCAGTGGTTTAGGAGAAGTTTCCCGATTAGGATATTCGCCATACCGAATGGTGGGTTGAGGTCTAAAGTTAGTGCCATGAAGTTAAAGGTTGAGGGGGTAACTGCTGGAGTTCCCGATCTATTTGTCCCAGAGTGGAGCTTATGGATCGAGATGAAGCGAGAGAAGGGTGGAGTAATCAGTGAGCCTCAACAGGACTGGATTGAGTACCTAGAGAGAATTGGGCATACTGTTATTATTGGTCGTGGTAAGGAGGATGCTATATATAAGATTCAAAAATTCATCTCCAGATGAATGCGTCCTGCGCGAAATAGCCTAGTGCTGACAAAAGTTTTGATGCTTAATTGAAACAAGCTATATTTTTTAGGAGATTAAAATGGAACACTATTACCCGGTAGGTGGACAGTATTGCAAGCTGACTGGTAAAGGCTCACTGGCAGGTATAGCCGATGACATCCTCAACATCAGTAAGAATCATAGAGAGAGAAAGGATCGTGAGGCTATAGCAAGGACGATGCGGACGGTCGAGATGCGCGATTACAAGCGAGAGAGCCGTGCCAAGCCCATCAAGCGTATGACGATGGCGATGCTGGACATCATCAAATATATCAAAAAATGGCCCGGTACTAGGCGCAGTGACCTGCTCAATAAGCCGCTGGGAGGCGATACAATCTCACCATCTAGTCTTGGGGCTAGTCTAGCAGCCCTCGTCCAGCGTGGGATGCTTAAAACCAACGGCTTTACCCATAACCGCCGGTTCTTTGTAACGGGGATCACAGATGATAAAAAATAAATTTATGAGGCGTTTTAGTTATCACGAGTGGTTGATGATCGGCATAGCCGTTACTCCGATAGTGGTGATTCTAGTCATAATTGGGTATCTCATAGGATTGATATTATGAATAACAACAGTGATAACAGAGATGAATTAGCAGCAATGGCAATGGTAGGAATTGTAAGTGGTATAGGAAGGGTTGTTTTTAATAGTACAGACTGCACTATGACTGCAAATTCTGCTTATAGAATAGCTGATGCAATGATAGCTTGCAAAAAGGGTTGGCCTAAGCCGGAGGTTAAATGACAGAAATGCTATTGTGGTTGACCATGACGGTGTACTTTGAAGGTCGCGGTGAGCCTAGTATTTGTCAACAAAAAATTGCCAGCGTAGCATTAAATCGCATGGGGACAGATGGGGACATTAAGAAGGTTATCTTAGCTCCTGCACAGTTCTCATGGGTGTCTGAGAAGCTAAATAACGGTGTACTAAAGCCAGAACATAGACCAAATATTGAGTCAGTAGCATGGAAGAGAGCAGAAGAGTCTGCTAGGACTGCGATATACTCGACGGATGTTTTTAGGGCCACGCATTTCCACGCTATAACAGTCAATCCTAAGTGGAATTTAACATTTTACAAGACCTGTGGCGGCCACCACTTCTATCTATGACCAAATTTTGTATGCAGTGCAATAAGCCCGTCTATGTCATAGACAAAGACCTGAGCGAATGGAAGGCTATCTACAATAAACTGGGTAAGGTAACAAGAAGGATTTGCCCTGCGTGTGTAGCTGGAAGGAAGAAGTTTGACGCTTCGGGCGTGTACAAGAAGTGATTATATCAATTTATATATCAAAACAGGTATAACTACCTAATTAGCGACTGCTCTCTAACCCACTCTTGTAGACTGGAGAGAGTGGTAGAGTTTTCGTGGCAGATACCGTAATTCCTGATGACTGTTTCGAGAGCGTCTGTAGCGGTAACGGTGGCCTCATCAGAATCTCTGGTGGTGTCGGAAACCGCATTGTAGACGGCATTGTTGTGGAGCATCCTCCAACCGCCAGACAAATTAACAGTATCTTGTACATAGATTGGTATCTCCTTTATGATCGTTCTGCTCTTTCCTTGCACAATCTGTACTCTGTCCACATACTTTGTGACCGTTTGATCTGAAACCACAGCCTGTTTGATCCCTGTTTCAATGCTATGCCTCTGCGCCTCGATTGTAGCCTCATAGCAAGACGATACTCCTAAACGGTTACCAACGTATAGACCCGCCCCAAATAATGCGGCAGCGAGCGTTGTACAGATAGCAATTTTACTACTTAGAGATAGTGCCTGTAATCCAGCCCATATCATGGTTTGAATGTTCTCTTCCCAGACAAAGGCTTACGAGTAGAAAGATGACACCAGTTTGGAGTTGATGCTGGCTCTTCTCTGTACAAATCATACTTAATTAGCGCGTCTGGGCATTTATCCAGCCACTTATCTAGGCACTGGTCACGATCCACTATGTCTATTGCCATTCCTAGCTTATGTGCTGACTTTGACGAGCCTGTTGTAGAGGTTGGTAGCCTAAAACCGCCATCACCACCCTTAGAGCCTGAGACTAACGTACCTGTAACCTTATTGATCTCCGGCAATTTACCAGTGTCAGTTGTATACGCAGCTAGTAAGTTATTCACCCTATATAGTAAAGTTAAAGCGTTTAGATTGTATTCGTTAGGGTGAGGCTTATCACCAAAGTAGTCTTGCAAGGTAATCATTTAATGGCCTCAGAGGTGTAAAACCTAAGAATCATGTTTCCAGCACTAGATATGAATATCATAGTTGAGTAGACAATTGGTGGTACAGGAAAGGTAGTAGCTGCTAGTTGAATCAATCCTAGTATTAAGACTAATAGCCCGTTCAGCCACAGAGTCTTAGACTTGCGCTTCTGTTTCACTTATCTGCTTTGGTGTCGAGCTTGATGAATATCTTTTCTAGCGTCAGATCAATCTTATCAAAGCGGCACTGTATGTCATCTTTGCGGCTGTAATGCGATGGTAAGCAGACTTCTATTCTTTGTATGTCTGTCTTGAGTCTCTCTACAGCATCCCAAAGAGTTCTACAGAGCCAGCCTATCGTAGCGAGTACAGCACCAGCACCAAGATTAATAAGAGTCTGAGCATCCATTTATACCATCCAAATAATGAGTCCAACGATTAAGATAATGATGAGAACAGTTCTCTTAGAGGACTTGATAAGGTCGAGCGCATGGTCTACTGTGGAGTCAGTCTTAACGATAACCTCATCAACCTTGCCCACTACCTTCTGAGCTTTGTCTTTAATTGTCATATGTCACCCAATTTACCAGAACAACATTATTAATATTCCTGCGGCAGTACCTAGCCCCCAGAAGATCAAGTCTAAACGGCTGCCCGGTCCAAAGTCATACCACGCCCTGTCTTCATCATATCTCTGGTATATCTCTCGCATCAACCCAGTCATGGCACTAATGATAGCTGCCGTCCAGAGTGATGTGATGAATGAGAATAGTATGACTAGAACTAGAGCAACAATGAAGTGTGCCGGTTGATCTATGAACTCTTTGTTGATTGTCATGCTTCTAGTGCTGCAATGCGTACTGCTTGTGCATCTACAATTGCTTTGAGTTCTTGAATGGCTTTGACAAGCGTTGGTATCAAATCTGCACGAACAGCTTTATATGGTTCTTCGCCTTCTGGAGCAGGGTCTTTCCAATTATCAATCAAATCAGGAAATACTTGTTCAAATTCTTGGGCGATAAAACCACGAACATCTTTTGTGTCGGCTCCTTTTCCTGCTTTCCAATCAAACTTACGAGGCTTAAGAGCCAATACAGCAGAAAGTCCATCATCTAAATCACGGATATTTTCTTTAAGTCGTTGGTCAGAAATTGCTGCAATAGTGGTATTTGTGGCGTTTACTTTGCCATCCATTGAAACATAGAAACGATACGCTGCAGCAGAAGATGAATAAACAACAATGCCTTCGGTTACATTTGTACTATTAGCAACAGTTGCACAAATACGACCCGGATATGTTGAGCCAGAGCCGGCAATTTGCGCCCCAGCAACACTATCATTTAATGCAGTTTTCCCCACCAGCACGCTACCGTTGGTGTCGAGGCGCATACGTTCTGTGTCGTTGGTTTTTAATACAAGAGGATGATTTGTTCGAGTTCCAACTTGTCCTAACAAGTTAGTTTCAGTAGATAAAATTTCAGTCTTTACACTTGCGGTGTTTGCAGAAATTAAAGTTGTTGCGCTAGCAATATATGCTTCAAGAGTCCTTACAGTTGAACCATAAGATGTAGGGGTTTGCCCAATCCCAACATTACCGCTAGCATCTTTTACCAATCCACCAGCGCCAACATTCAGTGTGTCTGTAGTTGCATCACCCAGTATAGTGTTACCAGTGGTTGTTAGAGCGCCCTGTACTGTCTCAGCAGGTGTAGTAATTCCCAGAGTTCCATCGAGCGTAATTGTCATATTATTCTCCTTGTAGCCAAACTTCTGTTGGCGGTGTAGGCCAGACCACTTCACCAGCAGGTGGGTAGACAGCAATAGCCCTGATGACGTTACGGTAGGCTATGAAGTCTGCTTGGTTGGCTAGATATGGATTGTTTGTAGGACTAGCAACGTCAGCTATGGTTGTCCAGTCAGTGCTGTTTAGAATGCCAACAGCGGTCTGTGCATTAGTCATCTTCTCTGATTCGAGTTGTACTGCTGCTGCATCATAGATAACTGGATTGCCATCAACATCAAAGGCATCATCGCCAACAGTGCGAACAGTCTGAGGATAGAGTTTGTATAGTGCTGGAATAAAGTTGTTCATCCTGCTATCTCCATTAGAGTGATGATAGAAAGTCCGATGCTGTCAGGTTGTACCGATACCGATGCCACCGCTGTGTTGTTGGCAAATTGCGTTTTATATGTTGTTGCAGAAGTGGTTGCTGGAGAATCTAAATATTGAGTGGCTGCCTGTGCATAAACATCGGCAACTGTACCAGTATATGCTGCAACGTATATAATCCGACCCAAATCAGTTGCGCCCCTAAAAAGTCTAATATTTACTCCACTGGAGTTGCTGCCAGTTGATTTTTCGGTAGCTTGAGATACAAGAACCAATATTTTACTCGTATTAAATTTTGGCGTTATCGTTGCAGTTAATCCTGTATCAGCATAAGTTATAGTTGAGTTAGACACCGAAGTAGAGGTGCTTGCACTCACAACCTGTAACACACTCCCCGCTGGCAATGCTGCTGCTGCAATAGTTCCTGTTAACTGAGTAGCTGCTATGCTCTTATTCGTCAGCGTATCAGTCGTGGCTTTGCCGATTAGGGTGTCGGTTCCAGTTGGAAGTGTTAGTGTTCCTGAGCCTGCAACCAGTGGCGCACTGATAGTGATAGCCCCGCTCGTGTTTCCTGCGACAATAATATCTGCCATATTATGCTACCTCCTTTGGAGGATTAGGATTAACTGCAATTGCACCGTCTTTAAGTATGAATTTGCCACTAGCTAACTGTTTATATTGTTCAATGTTTAATTCAATAGCGCCAACAGGAAATTCATAGTTATCTTCATGCAGCTCTGTAACTCCATCCTCTCTTGTAATAGCGTATATCATTATCGGATTCTCCTTGCTCTAATAACTCCATAAGCACTTGCTGTACTTACGGCAAAAGATGCTCGTGTAACTAAATAAACAGTTGTTGTTGACGCTAAAGATAATCTTGTCTCAGGAATAGGAGTAATAAAATCAACAGTTGCAGCTATGGTTGATGGTGTTGTTAACCCCCCCATTTGTCCCAATGTACCAATGGTAGCTGACGTTGTTGAAGTTCCATAATTTATGTAAGCAAATGTAGTTGTTCCGGGATTACTTATTGCAACAACACCTGACACATCCCAATCACCAGCAGTCAAGCTGATACTTGTTATGTTTGCAAAGACTGCGTTAGTAAGAGAAACGCCAGTAGATGCAACAGTTGATGAAATATATTCTCCAATGCTGCCAGCGTTTGCGCTGTTATTAGTAGTAGTTCCAATAACTCCGGCTGTTTGTGATGGAGTTATACCACCCGTAGCACTCAGAGTACCAGTTACAGCCACACCAGTAGAGGAAACCGCAGCGACTGTAACGCCGCCACTCTGTAGGTTTAGATTTCCTGTAGCGTCAGAGCTGACAATTACGCCTCCACCGCCAGACGTACTTGCATTTATCGAACTAGCCATTTACATATCTCCCTTAATCACAAGACTACCCAACGTGAGCCGCTGGAAATTGTTACGCTTAGGCCACCCGGTATTGTGAAGCCACTTGATCCACCAACACTGCTTGCACTTTGACCAGAAGCAATAGTATAGCTTGACACCAATGTTGTTGCATTTACAAACAGTCCATTTAATGCTACTGGCACTCGCGCTTGCAATTCCCCGGTACTAGGCTTGTAGAGTAGATTAGCATTGCCTGTGTATATCGCTAGAGCAGTACCAGTTGTAGCGCCTAAGAATGCTGGGTATAGGTTAGTCGCTGTGGTCGTATCGTTCGTGATCGCTGACCCACCAACGCTTGACCATGCTGTGCCATTATATCCTTCAAACTCTGTACTTGTAGTATTAAACCGCAGATACCCTGCTGATGGACTCGCATCTCTCTGTCCTGTTGTTCCAGTAGGTAGAATCTCTGAGCCTGTAGCAGCACTAATTACTTCTAAACTTACTTTAGCAGCAGCAGCCGTTACCGCATTAGTACCACCATTGGCTATTGGCAGTGTGCCAGTTACACCAGTAGTTAGCGGTAGTCCTGTGAGGTTAGTAGCTACTCCGCTTGCAGGAGTTCCTAGTGCTGGCGTTACCAGAGTAGGACTTGTAGACATAACTACGTTGCCCGTACCAGTCATTGTGTTGCTTACTAGACCCTTAGAAGCGTCTGTAAATACAGGTAGTGAAGCGGTTAGGCTAGATACTATTGGCTGTGCTGTGAAAGTAGCTACACCAGTTACACCCAGAGTTCCTGAGACTTTAAGATTGGTAAATGAGTTGCCGTTCACTAATTGGAATCTAGTGCCATCATAGATAATCTCAACTGCCTGCCCGGCAACCATATCAGCAGCGACTAGAGCAGTAGTACCAGTCCTAGTAATTGCTTTAGCGCCAAGACCATCAACATTGATAGTTACAGCGCCAGTATTCGTGTTAGCTACGACAAAGCTAAACTGGTTGCCCGTAGCATAAGCTGTCAGTGCTGGTGAGGTCGTGCCTGTTATGGTGTCAGTCCCCGCCGCCGTGATGAATGTTGCGCTACCACCCTGTACTTGATCGAGCCTAGCAGCATCAGAAGCAACAGTACCAGCGGCAAGATTCGTGATCTTAAACGCGCCCATGCCAAGGTTGGCGGTAGGAGTAGACTGACCATCTTTAGTCAGCGCTGTAGTCAGACCAGTAGCTAAGTCTGCCGTTAGATTGTTGAATGTTGTACTGGAGATGGTTGTACCAGTGATGACTGGTTGCCCAGCCGTGTTTATATTGAATACCCCAGAACCGTTATAACTCATTACTCACCTCCTGAAATTTGTCCTGCTCCAATACCAGTAGCACTTGCTCTACGCAAACGCTCTGCCGCTAATCTATCCATCATAGGCTTTAGGTTCTGTAACTCTTGCTGACCGCCCTGACCACGCATCATAAGCAGTCTAGCCATCTCGTCTCTAGTAGCTTCTGGCATCCGTACCTTGTTCCACATCCCAGCTATCCCTCGTGCGCTTCCAGCTATTGCAGGTAGAGCCTGACCTGAGCCAATACTTGTAGCTACTTGAGCGGCGTTAGATATTGGCTGTGCGTCCAAGTCTGCCATAGCTGCAATCCTCCCCGCAGTAGGACTACCTCTTCCTACAGCCTCTATTTCCTTTAATCTAGCTTCTTTAGCTACATCAGCGGCAAAAGACCTGTAATCATTGCCAAATATTTGCTTTAATTTATTGCTAGTTGTTGGCTCTTTCCACATTTTAAGTAGAGATGTTTGACCACCTTCAAGCCCAACCTTGTCTTTAAGAGACTGTACAGCTCCAATCTTAAATGCTTCTAGTTGATCTTTAGACATTCCATCCATCGTATCAGACAAAGCAATTGCGTCATCTTTCATTGATTTACGACCTGCTCGTACCGCATCTTCTAATTGAGATGGGCCTGAGTAGGCGTTTCTAGCCTGCTTGTAGATAGAGCCAGCCTCGTTCTTAGGAGATAGGTCATCCATCTTATCAGTCAAAGCTCTCCGTAAATCTTTGTACTTGTTGCTTACAGGCGTGCTTTCGCCAAACTTACCCTTTGAATTTGTTTCCCAAGTATATAGAGCCTGTTTGACTTGATCCAGAGAATCGAATGAAACATCATCGCCGCGCTTTAATTTTGCTAAATTTATTGGTGGCAATTGGCCCACTTCATTCAGCAGTTCAGCGGTACTGTGTGCGCTTTTAGATGCGGTAATCAAACTTTGCAGCTCTGGGTCTATCTTGACGCTAAAACCTCGTATCTGGTCATATAGCGGCCCTGCTTCTGTTCTTTTTTGCTCTATCAAACTGTTAATAGTGTCTTTGTATCCAGCACCTTTAGTACCTAGAGCTTCATCAGCAGCAGCAGATAATCTACCAGCGCGACCAGATTGTCTTTGATGTGTTAATCCCTCTGCCAGTTGCTTTGCCCTACCCGGCAACGTAGCTAGAGTATCAAATAAAGTCCTAGTGCTTATTCCACCTGCATCAGCTATCGTAGCTTCTGGCCCTAATTTCTCCATTCTACGCGCAGCTATGTTTGCATACGAGTCAGGTGACATAGTGCCTCTAGCATCCCTTCCAAGAGCCTCTGCCAGCTTCTCACGAGCTACTTGAGTTGCACCACTTCCCCTTATCTGGTCTTGTAATTTACCCGGAGACATTCTCTGCGTTATGTTACTTGCTATACCGCCTATTGCTGACCCCGCGCCGCTTAATCCACCACCAGCTACGGCACTTAAAGCCGCGCCAGATAGTGCATCACCGCCTAGACCTTCTATATCTTGAGCAGTGGACTCGCCGACTCCTTGAGCAGCGCCATATCCAGCGCCTACTTTTGCTGCTTGCAGAGCTTTAGCTAGTGTTGTAGCTGTACGAGCTTGCCCGCCGGGTATTAAAGCCAATGGCAACGATGAAACGCCTCTAGCTACTTGTGAGCCAATAGGATAGTCCTCTTCATGCTGCTTAACAGCGCCACGAATGTAGTCACGACCAGACTCATAACCCGGAGTGTATCCCTTTCCTTGTAGGGCAGACAACGCACCAGAACCCACTCCAGCAGCCTCATCTAAGAAGCCTAGTGTTGGGCCTTGCAATGCGCTTAAAACGCCACCAGTGAGGCCTCCAGTGCCTCTACCGCGTGTCATAGAGCTAGATTCTGCTGCTTTTTGTGAAGGAGCAGTTTCTGATTGATTACCACCATCTATATTGACAATGGCCTTGCCATGTTCTTGCGTAGCACGTTGATGCACCTGCTCTGGTGTTATATCGTCAGGTACGCCAGCATATTGATGCGATGTGCCATCATCAAAGGTAATCGTTATATTTCTTGGCATATTATTGCTTCCAGTTAGATACAGTTGTGCCTGTAGGAAGTGCGACAGCGGCGCTGCCACCTATAATAGGTTTAGGTGATGCCATTGATTTAAAGTCCATTGGCTCTGCACCATATTCTTTTCTCATAGTGTTTATAGCAGTTTCGTGCTGATCTCCAGCGCGTTTACTAAGTCTTATTAGCTCTCCGATTCTATTTTTAACATTTTTAGTATCTCCCAAACTACCCATAAGTTCATTCATTGCTCTTTGAGAATCACCCTCTGTTTGTGTACCAGTGTTTAAACGAACAACATCGTTTCTCATTTTTTCCATTGTGTTTAAAAAACTAGAATACTTAATGCTTTCTGGCGTAGAGTTTCCAAACTTGTTTTTTAATTCATTTTCTAAATTACGTCTTGGCCCAAGAACTAATCGTCCAGTTTCTAAATCTTTCAATACCCCGGTTAAATCTGCTGTTATTGAGTTAACAGAAGCTCTTTTATCAAGACGCTCTTGTTGCGCTTCAATACCTTTTGGTGGAAGTTGGGGTTTAGCTTCAGAGGTTTCCTTTCTTTTCTGCGCCGCCTCATCTCTAAGAGTTTTAAATTCACCAGCTCTAATGTCTATATCTTCCTGTCTCTCGCGCTGCCTTGTTGCTTCCGTAACCGCTTTATCAGCAGCCTTAGCTTCATCCTGCGCCATAGCATTTTGCTGCTCGTACTGCATACGGCCCATATTAGCCACTTGTGGAATGTCGCTTCCAACGCCACGCATTGCGTGAGCTAGTAACTCTCCTCGTGATTTTGGAGTAGAGATGGTTGCTGGTGTACCGTAATCTCCCGGGCCGCCAGAAGGCCCAGCACTAAGTGTTGGCTCAAATCCCTTCATGTAGTCAGCAACCTCACCTCTGCGCCGTTCCTGTTCAGCAACTAACTTCTGTTCAGCAGCAGCCTTCTCACTAGCATACGACTTGTCCATCTGATTCTGCTGGTAGCCAGCAAGAAGAGCAGCAGCCATCTTAGCAACGCCCTGTACTGGATGAAGAGGAGCTTCTATGCCCTTGTAACTAGCACGTTCAATTGGTGCAGCAGCCTGATCCTGTAGCATTCTGGCGTACTGATTCCTCCGATACATATCAGCAACATCTTGCGAATTAAAGTTAATGAATTGATTGTCTGCCATAACTATCTCCTAAACGCACTCATAAACTTACCGCCTAATTGAGACGCTCCCCTACCGAATGCAGAAGCACTCTCCTGCAATTGATTGCCTAATCTTTTAGTAGCACCAAACATTCCACGCTGCGCTTCAAGTGGTGCGCTTGGATTCCATCCCATCTCAGAGCCACCACCCGGAGCATTGTAGCTTTTCATAATTTGCCCAGCCCGTTGCTGCTGTGGAGTTTGTGGTTCACGCATGAGCATACCGTTTCTTACTTGCTGATCGAATGCGTTAGAAAATGATCCGCCTTCTTGATCCGCGCCATATCGTCTAAGCCTATCTGCTAGAGATTGACGTTTCTGCTGTTGAGTTCCAACAGCCTGAGGTTGTTGCATCTCACCCGGTTGCTGCATCTGGAAATTTACGATTCTGTTTGCCATAACTACCTCATTAGCTCAACAATTGGAATGATTGTACCCTTTAATTTGCTCATGTTTAACGCATACTTATCATATAGTTCTGGATGGTTTACTTTAGTCCATTCAACCCTATCTGCTGAGTCCTTCATAAAGCCCGTGCAGTCATAACAGTCAAGGCTTGTATGGTTTAAGCTAAAGTGTTCAGGCAGTTGACCGCGCTGCGTTGCTACAAAGTCTAATACCTGTTTACTCGTCCACTTCTCTATAGGTTGTATGTACTCTATACCGTCTACAACTACTCCATGCCTAGAATCGCTCTTAAACGAGTCGTCATTACGCTGACCCTTGATAAGCTGAGTAATGCCCCTCTTTTTCATTGCTTCAAGCAGCGGTAGAGTAATATTCTCCATGCAGCAGTTTAAGTGACTCTGTATTAAAACATCCTTCTTGCCCGATACAATCATTCCATCTAACGTATTGGCAATCGGCACGATGTCGCTAGGTATGCCATTAGCGTCAATCTGAGCCTGTTGATCTACATTAATCTCAATGAATTCGACTGCTTCTGCTCTAATCTCTTCTACTATAGCTAACGTCTCAGGGTAAGCCTTGCCAGTATTAGCAAAGAAAACTATAGGATTCTTAGCTTTGTATAGATACCAGCAAGCAAGAGAATCTTTACCGCCTGAGAAAGCTAGTCCTAGCATTACATCATGCCCATTCCAGCGCCACCAAGAGAACCGCCAAGACTCATTAAGCCGCTTGTAAGGTTATTTTTAGCTTGCTGTCTGATGCCGTACTGATCCATCTGACCTTGAAACGTATCTTGTACGCCTTGATAGATCGGAGCAGCCGCAATATTAGCGCCTTGATAGCCTTGAAACTGAGGCATCTGTATCTGTGATCCACTCATTAAGCCCGTGATCTGGTTTAATGGCTGGTTACGCAATGCAAGTTGCTGATCTAGGCTCTGTTGCTGTGCTGTATTGCCAAACTGAGCCATACCTAGTTGCTGATTGTAGTTTTGTGCAATAGCAGCGTTTTGAGCAGTCTGTGCAGCCAGTTGGTTTTGGTAGTCTTGCTGGAGCGCCGTATTGCCCATGCCAGCATTCTGCAAAGCAGCGTTAAACTGTGATTGCTGCGCTTCATTACCAAATTGAGCCATACCTAACTGCTGGTTGTAGTTTTGAGCAATGGCTGCATTCTGAGCAGTTTGCCCGGCTATTTGGTTTTGATAATTCTGTTGAAGCGCAGCGTTTCCTAATCCAGCATTCTGCAATCCAGCATTAAATTGAGCTAGTTGAGCTTCATTACCAAACTGACCTTGTGCCTGAGCCTGTCCAAAACCTTGCTGATTCATCATTGCATCAAGATTAATACCTTGTGCAGCAGCTTGTAGCTCTAAGTCATTTCTGTTCTGGCCCATAGTACGCATTTCATTGTTGTAAGCCTCGCCACCAGTGACTAGACCTTGATTTGCAAGACGCTGCCTTGTTGCATTCTCATTCTGTGTTAACTGAGGCTGTAACCTAGACATAATTGCTTGCTGACCAGTCATCCCCGCGTTTACAGGCATTGCTGCTATTCCTGACGTATCAATACCTTGCCGTAGATTAGGGCCAGTAACATACCCTTGTGCATTGCCTGCGGTAAATGCTGATTGATTGACAGGAATAGGTGTATTTATACCTTGCTGAAAAGTAGGGCTAGCTACAGACCTCTGCGCGTTCCCAGCATTGTATGTAGCTTGGTTAACTGGTGAAACTGACTCTGCAATGCTTGTATCTATACCCGGCAGGTTAGGATTAAACGGCGTTCCTAGTATGGTTTTAGCTTGTGCAACACCTTGCTGACCTAATTCTGCAAGCGATCTTTCTACACCCTGTTGCGCTCCTAAAGTAGCTTGTGCATCTGGTGTTAGACTCTGACGAATAGTAGGTATATCACCCTCGTAGCTAATAGTCTGACTGCCTAATGGCCCGTAGATGTTAGGATTACCTAACTTTGCTGTAGCTCTAGCAGCATCTACGTTAGCCGCACCTTGTGCTACGGCAGCGCCAGCATAGTCTGGTACTGGCGGTGGAGTTGATTTCTTACCCATACTTGCCTCCTAAAAATTTACATTTATCTTTCAACAGCGTAAAAAATATCATATCACCGTTACTTCTCGCAATTCTAGCCTCTTCAGTGAAGCCCATATTCTTTACTAGCTTAATGCTTTTATCGTTCTCTTCAGTGATCGGCACTACTATCTTCTCTACGTTACATACTATAAACGGGTAGTTAAATATCGCAGCTATGAATGTCTTATTCATTCGCCCTGCTACTGCAATATGACAGGTAATGGTGGTGTCCATAAAGCTCTCGTAGATCACCCCTGCAACTATCTGTCCTTCTCGTTCCAGCCCTATAGCTGATGAATTGCAATGGTACGATCCTGTGGTCTGTTCTGCTACCCATGCACCAACAGAATCGCCTTGTACTATATGCCAGCCCATCCAGTTTGATACACTACGTCAGTTGCCGCCCATTCTAATTGCAAGGTCTGTGATGCGCTTTTAAGGTGTATGCCGCCGCAATACCCTATCCCTGTAACTCCTTGAAAGTTATTAGTAATCATCAATCCTTGACCCCAAGACGACGAATCCCATATTCCTGTATCCCATAGCCCATACGAGCTAGGAGAGTAAGACAGTGCTGCCGTAGGATCAGATATATCGTAGTCAATGTTCACTGAGACTAGGATAGAAGGCAGTCCGTCCGTAAATATAGAAGGTCTAGCTCTAGTAAAGTATTTCTTTACACCACGTTGCTCAAAGTAGTTAAACGCTTGCAGCACGTTAGTATTAATGTCTGTTGCATTGTCTGCATAGGTTGTGTCCCAAGCC